GAAAGAGTGTAGTAAAATAAACGCTTCTCTAAAGAAGTTAAAAGAGAATGTGTTTGAGCGTTGCTTTGAGGAAGAGACTGAGTACTTTCGTAGTAAGCCAACAGGCAATAAAGTGCTGAGTAAAACATGTAGTTTTTGCGACTACAAAAAAGATTGTTGGCCTTCGTTACAACAGATGCCAATGATAAAGTCACGAGCAGTTAGTCCTAAGATGGTAGACTATGTTTATATAGAAGAGGAGGCAGCGTAAGTGGACGCACGGCAATTTATAGCTGCGCGTAAACATGGGTATAGGTCTGGATTAGAGCATAAAGTTTCCCAATACCTCGACAATCTTTATATTAAGTACAAGTACGAGGCTATAAAAATTGAGTGGGAAGACTTGGCTTACCGGACCTATACCCCCGATTTTGTGTTGAGTAATAATATAATTATTGAAACAAAAGGAATGTTTACTGCTGCTGATAGACGAAAGCATTTGTTTATTAGAAGGCAGCATCCAGAGCTTGACATTCGGTTTGTGTTTGAAAACAGTAGACGCAAGCTTAGAAAGGGAGCAAAGTCTACGTATGGTCAGTGGTGTATCAAGTACGACTTTATATACTATGACAAAGTAATACCTGAAGATTGGTTGAAGGAGAGGCAAAAGAAAAAGGTTGCACGATTTATAAAATTCAAAGGAACGAAGAGGAAGCGCAAGTGAAAAATGAACACATAGATAACGAAGACTTGCTGATACAGGTACGTCCAAGACTAAATGAAAATTTTAGCTGGACAGGAGAGGTAGAAATAAATATAATATCTTCTGATGAATCCTGTTTAGATAAGGATGAATCGGACGCTCTGCTCTTCTTCTGCCAAATGATATGTGCTTGCGTACCTATATACGATGAGCATGAGGAGATACGAGATATGGCATCATGGCTGGTAAACGAAAAGTATTCTGAAGAGGCAAAGAAAAAGCTCAACGGTGGGCAGAGAAGGGCAGAGATTATGAGTACAGAAAACAATGTTATAAAGATAGACTTTAATCCTAAGAAGGAGAGACACTAACATGCCTACTCTAATGACATACAGCAATGGATTGCCTAGTGATGTAGAACAACAGGATGACGTAAACAATCCTGTACATTACAACACAAACGGATTGGAGACTATAGACTTGATCAAGCAGTCTATGTCAGAGGAAGAGTTTAAGGGTTATCTAAAAGGAAACATACTGAAGTACGTTAGTCGGTATCGCCACAAGCATCCAGTAGAGCCAAAGAAGGATTTGCTAAAGGCAGAATGGTATCTCAGCAGGTTATTGAAAGAGTGGTAAAATGATTATAAAAGTTCTGATGACATTGAATATTGACACTGAAGAATACCCCATGCCTGTTGATGGATATGTTTCAGATGAAGTTGAGGAATCTTTGCGTGAACATTTCTATGATATAGATGGCATGGTGATGAGTAAGATTAATGTTATACAGGAGAGGACAGATAAATGAGTAACGTACTACCCACAAGCTATCAAACTTTTATTGCCATGTCACGATATGCAAGGTGGAATGAACAGGAAGGTAGGCGAGAGACATGGACAGAGACAGTATGTAGATACTTTGACTACATGGAGAGTATGCTTGCAAAGAAACATTCCTACAAGATGTCAAAGGAATTACGAACTGAGCTTGAGCAAGCGGTTATAGGACTTGAGATCATGCCTAGCATGAGGGCTGTGATGACAGCAGGGCCAGCCTTAGATCGTTGCAATGTAGGTGCGTACAATTGCTCATACCTACCTATAGATAACCCCCGTGCTTTTGACGAGGCAATGTACATTCTAATGAACGGCACAGGTGTAGGATTTAGTGTAGAACGAGATCATGTGGATAAGCTGCCAATCGTAAACGAAACATTTCATCGTAGCAATACAACGATTGTTGTAGATGATAGCCGCATAGGATGGGTAAAGTCTTTGCGTGAAATGATTGCCTGTCTGTATGCAGGACAGATACCTAAGTGGGATGTATCACGAGTTCGTCCTGCTGGAGCTAGGCTTAAGACATTTGGAGGTAGAGCATCTGGGCCAAAACCACTTGAAGACTTGTTTCATTTCTGTATTGCAAAGTTTACGGGTGCTGTTGGGCGCAAGCTGTATCCCATAGAGTGCCATGATATTATGTGTAAGATTGGAGATGTGGTTGTTGTCGGTGGTGTGCGACGAAGCGCATTGATTTCTCTGTCTAATTTAGGTGATGATCAGATGCGTCATGCTAAGTCTGGTGAATGGTGGAAGTTTGAGGGTCAGAGAAGTCTAGCGAATAACAGTGTAAGTTACAGAGATACACCAGAAATGGGTACGTTCATGCGTGAATGGCTTTCGTTGTATGAAAGTAAATCGGGTGAGCGTGGTATATTTAATAGAGCAGCAGCTAACACGCAGGTAGCTAAAACAAAACGTCGAGAGGAAGGACACGTGTGGGGTACGAACCCCTGCTCAGAAATTATTCTGCGCCCTTATCAGTTCTGTAATCTGTCAGAGGTGGTTGTACGGCCTACCGATACCGCTCAATCTTTAACTAAAAAGGTGAGACAGGCCACGATATTAGGTACATTTCAGTCCTGCCTTACAAACTTTAAATACTTACGGGCTATTTGGAAACGCAATACGGAGGAGGAAAGGCTGTTGGGAGTTAGTCTAACAGGCATCATGGATAACCCACTTCTGTTTGCTAGAGATGGTTTAGCTGGAGTGCTGGAAGACCTAAAGAAACAGGCTGTGTATACTAACAAGACGTTGGCAAAGCAGTTGGGCATTCCTGTTTCTGCCGCCATAACATGTGTCAAGCCTAGTGGTACAGTGTCGCAACTAGTAGACAGTGCAAGCGGCATACATTCACGGCACAGCCCCTATTATGTACGCACAGTACGTGCCGATAACAAAGACCCCATGACACAGTTTATGATTGATAGTGGTGTTCCATCAGAACCAGACGCAGGTAAGCCAGAAAGTACAACAGTGTTTAGCTTTCCTTTTGCCTCACCAGAAGATGCTGTCAGTCGCACAGATAGAACAGCTATAGAACAGCTAGAGCTATGGCTTATTTATCAGAGACATTGGTGTGAGCACAAGCCAAGCATCACTGTGACGGTGCGAGAGAATGAGTGGTTAGAGGTAGGAGCGTGGGTGTACAAACACTTCGATGAAATATCGGGAATAAGTTTTCTACCTTTTGACGACCACATTTATCACCAAGCACCGTATCAAGACTGTGATAAAGAAGAATATATAAAACTGAAAAAGGTAATGCCTAACACTATAGATTGGGAGAGACTAGCGGAGTACGAAAAGGAGGACACTACTACGGGAGCACAGGACTTAGCGTGTAGCGCAGGAATATGTGAAGTAGTGGATATACAAGCAGCATAGGAGTACTTAAATGCAAGAAGTAGAAATAACACTTGACATGATCGACAAGGCACGAAGCAAATCTACAGAGATGGGAGTACTTAAGAACTCTATAATTCGTGGCAACGGAAACATAGCAGGGTTTGTTGGAGAGCAGATAGCTTTGCAATGTTTGGGAGGTGAGTGGCAGAACACTTATGAATACGATATACTTATGCCAAATGGTAAGCGCATAGATGTCAAGACAAAACAAACATCTGTTGCTCCTTTGCCTGAGTATGATTGCAGTATCGCCAAGTTTAATACAAAACAAAAGTGTGATTCCTATGCCTTTGTTCGTGTCAAGAAAGACTTGACAATCGGATGGTACTTAGGTACAATTGCTAAAGATAGTTTCTTTGACAAGGCAAGGTTTATGAAGAAGGGAACTGTTGATCCAAGTAATAACTACAAGGTTCAAGCCGACTGTTACAACTTAAAGATTAAGGACTTAGAGAATGGCACGTAGCAAACGATACTATGAGAAGTACTCTGTTCCTCCACTCAGACTACAGTTTGAGCGTGGTTACAAAGCATTCAAGGAAAAGAGACAGTGGGTAAAGAAACTTAGTTCGGGTGCTATCGTTATTACTACTTCTAACCCATACCCACACTACACCATGCAAGCAAAAGAGTGGCAGCGTGGATATGATAAAGCATACTTTGAGAAATTAAATGGACCTAGAACAAGAGGCTAGAAAATTCATGGAAAACAAAGGAAGCAGCTTGACATTTGATGATTATCAAAAGGAAGCAAAGAAGACAGCCATCTATCCTAAGAGTGTTGGTGTTATGTATCCAGCATTAGGATTGACAGGTGAGGCAGGAGAGGTTGCAAACAAAGTTAAGAAGATCGTGCGAGATGGTTATGCAAACTCACCTCCTGATTGGAGAGAACAAGTGTCGCACGAATTAGGAGATGTATTGTGGTACTGTGCTGCACTGGCATCCGACTTAGGATTATCATTAGGAAGAATAGCTAAAGAAAATGCAAACAAACTATCTGGACGAAAACAAAGAGGAACTCTTGGAGGATCAGGAGACAACCGTTAAAAAAATAACGCCGTATAAGGATGTAAGCTGGTACATTAAATGGTGTGCCAGCTTTCTTCTTATCGGCGCTGCAATTATAAGAGCAGCAGAGGTGCTGCACTTTATGGATGTGTTACTTAGCTGTATGGGTACAGCTATGTGGGGCTACGTAGGATACATATGGCATGACAGGGCGTTGATACTGATCAACACCGTAGCCTGTGCTATACTGTCAGTGGGATTAGTACGTATGCTTATTTAAATGCTTTTCTGTATTCCTCTTCTCGTTTTCTCCCAAACAGAACTATCGCTGCTAAATCATCTGCGCTAGTACCATCAAAGTCTCTACCCATATTATTTTTAAAATCTTTTATTGCGTCTTTTCGTACGGCTTTTGGCAATTGGTTAAACGCACGTAAGTATGTTACATAAGGGGGATCAGATGCTAATATTCCCTTCTGTTCAATAATAGAGTTTAATAATCCTTTATACATCCTACTTAAAGTTTCCACCTTCGCTCTTGATCTTTCTTTAACGTAGGTTGCTTCCGTAGTATTGGGATACTGATCTTGATTTAGCCGATATTCTTGACGAAAACCATCTTGAGCATTCTCTACACTTTCTCGTATAAGAGGAAGTGAATCTCTTAGCAAACGTGTTTCATAATTTCTAATACTTCCCACACGATCTTTGCTTCCCAAACCTCCCCAATACTCACCAAAGCCTAAGTTTATTAGAAAATTGGCATCTTCCGAATCTGGATCATCCGCTGATATGCCCAAGATGAAAGTTCCAAAAGGTGATCGTCTTGTCTGAACAACATTTGGGTCTTGATACAGCCTTTCTCGCGCACGTAATTCTGCTTCTTCTTGAGGGTTAACTGCACCCCCTGTTCTTAGCGGCCTCTTAAAATTATCTGTGAAAGTTCTGTCGAAATCTCCATAAATAGGATCAACGGAAAAATCTTTTTTCTCTGTTGTGCGTAATCCTAATCCTCTCTCCAAATCGGTAAACTGTAAAAAGAACGTGAGATTTTTTCGTATCCAATTGCCCATAAATTTACCTATGTACCTTGCATATTTTTCATTACTAGCAAGTTCATCCTTATTAACATCTGTAGGCAACAGTGCTACGTCAGTTAAGCCAGAAAAAATATCGCTTGGAACACCCGTGCGAGACATTAAAAACGTATCTGTAAATTCTTTTATTTGTGTAGGCATAGTGAACCATTTCATAGCACCATTCCACGCATCTGATTCAAAAAAGGCAGAGTCACTTAACTGTTCAAGATCAAAAAGACTTCCTCTAGTAGAGTTGTCTCGTACCTCCTTTAACAATCTGGCTATGAAAAGAACCTGTCTTAGTGGCGATTGAGGCGTAACATCGACTACACTTTTATCATTTAGTTTTACTTTTTTGTAATCTGCGGGTGCTACAGAATTTCCCTCCTCGTCTTCAGCAGTAATGTATTGGTACGCCGCTCCAATCATCATAAGACCTGTTAAATTATCACCCAATCTTCTACGATCTTTTGCTGACAGTGGTTCCATAACCTCCTTACCCTGCACCTTTTGTATGCCTCTAGCGATTTGTCTAACTCCAACAAGAGCAGTACCACCCCCAACGTATCTACCAACAAGTTCCATTTGATTAAATAGAAAACGGGGAAAGTGTTCAATTGCGGTTAAACCATACTTTGTCATTGCGTTAGATATTCCTCTAAGCATGAAGTTATCTGGCTGGCTTGCAAACGTATATTTAAGAGAGTGTTCCACTGCCTCTGCAACAATTTCTTCATACGATCTAGCACCTTCGGGTCTAAGACTAGGATTATTATTTATAAAATCATATAGCTTTCCGTCATTTAATTCATCTAAGTAATCGACCTTCCACTCTCGTCTTATTAATCTTTCCATATCCCCTAGAAAAATTCCTCTCCGTACAATAAACTCTTGCCATCTATTCACTGCATTCATATTTAATACAGCGTCTTCAGCCTCACTTAAAAGCTTATCTACAAAACCACCTCTCCCTCTTCCAGAAGCTTGTTGAATTTCGTTAATGTTATTGAACATAGCATTCCACTGATCCATCATTTGTGGATTTTTCAGTATAAAATCTGTAAGTTCCTTCGCACTTTCAGGGTCATTATACATGTACTTAAAGCTTCTAAAAGAATCACGCCAGTTGTTCCAAGATACAAACTCTTTTCCTCCCTCTGCAATCCCTTCATTTTGAGCTTTCCACAGAATATTATCTACTGCATTAGCTTGACCCTCAAAGGGTGATCTTGCTACCCCTGTTTCGAGATTTCTAAAAGCGGTTCTAACCATCGTAACTAGCGCAGCACGAGTAATATTGATGGTACGAATAAAGTTACTGTGTGCTACATTTGCCATCTGCAACTCTCGCTGATTTGCTTTTTGTTGCTCTGTTTGACCCGTTGCCCTTTTAATCTGAGAAAATTTTTGCAGTATTCTTCCAGCTTGTGAACCACTGCCTAGTACTGTTAAAATGTAATCTTCAAAGTTAAGTCCATACGCACCCAGTATATTCATAAGAGCGGGAGCACCCTGCCCTGTTAAATCTTCCTGTGCAGTTAACCTAAACAGATTGTCAATTACTGTTTCTTTGTCATTCCATTTTTCGGGATATGCTTTTTTTAGATCGGATGCAACAGCAACTACAGCGTCAAGTTTATCTGGGTTTAGAATTGGATGTGTCATAGCATCCTGTCCTGTAGCAAGCTTGGCTATGTCTGCATCATTAACTTCAACATCTCCCACTCTCACGTTTTCTAGTTCGTTTATTTCATCGGTAAGTTCCAACCCTGCTTGCCGTGCTTTTTGAGGATCATACACACGCCTAGTAACAGGTGTTCCTTTTGGCATTTCCTTGCCATCTACAAATTCTGTCTCTGGCATTATGGTTTTTTCGCTCGTAACCTCCTTGCCAGTTAAAACTTCAAACTCTTTAAGAAGTTGTTCTCTTATCTCTTCGTTCTGTTCGGCTACCTCCTTTGCAAGAGCAGCTTTTACTGCAAGATTTTCCTGTGTTGCTCCCTGCATAAGCGCAACATTTATTCTGCTTGCTTCAATCTTTGCTCTTTTAGATTCTGCTAAATCTGGATCAGCTTCAAATGCTGCTCGTGTTTCTCTTTCCTTTTTAATACGGGCTGCTTCTATCTTAACTCGTACTTCTGTTCTACCTGCGTCTATAGCCTCATCAAATACAGGAAGACCAAATATTGTCGGTGAACCTGCACCTCTTTCTTGTAATTGTTGAGTACGCACTCTAGTTTGAGCAGCGGCTTTATCTGCTTGCTTATTAGCTTTATCTAGCTCTCTTTGAATTTTTTTATCCGCATCATCAACTGCGCGTTTTGCCGCTCTCATACTCTTATTTGCTGTTCTAGCTATAAATGCAGGAAGCGCGGCGGCACCTACAAAATCTAATACGTCCACTGCATCAATTATAAATCCAACTGCCCTTCTTGCGTTTTCAGGAAGACCTATATTTTTAAATGGATAAAACTCACCTACACCGGGAATGTCAACACCTATTTTGTCAACTCCACCTGTAAGTTCATCTAGAGATATCATTCCTTCGTAGATTAAATCTGCTATTCCTCCTCCTGCTTCTTGTACTTTTGACAAACCATAAAGAAATTGCGGTCCTTTTTCCGGGCCTAATAATTCAAATATGTAAGGCATGATAGATTTAGCTTTTCGCTCTTTTGCAATTTCCGGCATTCCTAAAAATTTAGCAACTTCAGGCGACCATATAGATGACACAGTTTTTGCATCTTGTATAGCACCCTCTTTCATGCTCTGTACTAACATAGACCATACTTCAGCTTGACTTCTTGGTGAACCATCCTCATTATTTCTTAATTCAGAAGAAGGATCACGAATGTCTTGAGCAAGCTTTCTAGTTGGCGCAGATACTTTTTTAGACCAATCTTTATTGAGCATGTATATGTAGTCTGCTTCCCTTTCTGTGGGAGCATCTGGATCAACAGCCGCTGCCTCCCGCAACGCTTTCACTTGCTCTTCCTCTTGCTCTGTTCTGGGACGAGGAATGTAAGCATCGTCGTCTGCTAAATCTCCAGTAGATACGGGCGGTTTATCTTCAGTGTCAGCAGGATGCATCAGTTTTATTTCTGCCCTCCTTCTGTAATACCTTTGCAGCCGTTCCTCTACATCCTTTTGTGTTTCTCTTTCTGCAGAAATCCCTGATCTGTCTGTAACTATAGCACTATAGGGATTAAAATTTTCATCGATCTCATACACGAGGTTGCCTTCATCGTCTCGTAAAAGTCTTGGCAGCGTTACTTGTTCATCATAAGCAACTCTTTCCTCTTCAGACATATAATTATTGTAAACATCCGACCATTCAGCATTTTGAACACGCTTTACATCGTCTGGAATAGCATTGTTTATTGCTTGTTTAGGTATTGTTGTTAAGTTTTTGAGGGTTTGAGAGTTTACTACTACTCCTCCCCGTCTTTGAGAAGTAGGCGTAGAAGAGGGCGCTGCCCCGCCGCTTTGTGCGGGACTAGCACCCTGTTGAGTTTCTTTCGTTGATAATACAGGCATTATATTTATTGCGCGATCCACTGACCACTACCTGCATATAGCATATATGCAATACTCTCATCTATTGAGGTATTAGGATCGTCAACTAAAATAGATTTCCCTTGTGCATCTAGATAACCTAACTGCCTAAGAAGATTATCCTGTGCTTGTTTTTTCGCTGCTCTTTGAGCAGGAGTTCCACTTGTAATAGGAGGATTAACACGAAACAAAATTTTGTTAGTTTTACCCGTATCATAAGCTCTGATTGACAGATCGTTTACTGAATTTCCATCTACATCGAAATAGTCTTGAGTTTGTATAGCGTCTGGCCCAGAATTGCCCCCTGCCGCCATATCTTTATTGTACTTAGATATTTGTTCTTGCAAATACTGCTCACCCCCTTGATTTATCTGTGCCTCAAAACTATTTATTATGGGTGAAATAATAGTTTCAACATTAGCAACTTTACCAAAAGCATTTTTAAAAGCATCTTTAGCAGATTGAAATGCTCTTATTCCTTTTAGTTTATCGCCAGTCTGTACTGTAGCAAGTTTGCCATCCAGCCCCGGAGTAAAACGAGCATTTGTCACCAAAGATAACGCAGATTCGTAAAACATATTAAAAGCTTTTGGTATACTCATTTTACTAAAAATTTCTGTCTGTTGATCTGCTGCTAACTGCCCTGCTATTGTAGTTTGAAACACTAGAATTTCTTTTAACTCATCTTTAGCTCTTGCATACTCTGGATTTAGATCACCAGTATCGGGGTCATACCGTAATTCTTGTCTTTCTATGTCAGCTATACGAGCGTTTATTTCTTTTTCTCGCATAAGAGCAAAGGTATATCCTCCTTCCGCACTAGTACCTGCAGCTTGTCTGGTTATCTGATTTGACAAAAGTTTAAGACTAAGCCGCTGCTCCTGTGCGTTAAACCTTTTAAAGCTATCAAGATTTGCTAGTGTTTGTTCAGTGGTTGCGTTAGCACTTGCGGCAGAAGCGTTCCAACCTCTAATCTGTGCTTCTGCTTTTGTGCTTATAAACTTAAACTCTTCGTTTAGTTGTCTCTCTTGCGCCGCTGAATATGCCACCTGTGCTTCTGTAAGGTTAATTTTTTCCTCAGTTGCTTGAAGATCCAATTCTTGTCTACGTGCATCTAGAACTAAGTCGGGTCTTAAAACAGACATATTAAATTGTGCAGGAACTATGGGAGCAAGTGGAACATCATCTCCCGGCTTAAAGCCCTCTGCAGCTAAACTTTGTTCAACTTTATCTCGCATATCGGCATCTTTTTCACCTAACAAAGATAACCAGCCTGATGTGGGAACCTTTACATCTTCAATTGTTCCGCTGTAAATGCCTTGTCTTCCTCTAATAAAAGAATTAATTGCCTCTAATCTTGTTTTAGGAGTTGCACTAGGATCAGCTTCAGCAAGCTTAACCGCACTATTCCAATCCCACTCTACGTCATTAGCTTTAGCATATGCCTGTGCTACAGGAACAGTTTTAGTTACAAATTCAGTAACCTGTTCTGGGCTTTTGCCAAGAGCAGCAAAGTACTGTGATGCCATATCATAGTTTCCATTGATATTAGGCAAACCAGCTAGCATATCTAAGCTCTCAGATACCTCCTCAAATTTAGCCAGCCGTTTTTCCTCTGCGGCACGAGCACGGGCTACGTGACCCTTACGCATGTCATCAACAAAAGCCCGTCCTCGTTTTTGCCCTTCTTTAATATCTTCAGTAACAGTTTCGGCAAACCCTGTAATTAAACCTAATCCAAACCCCATTTTATAAACCCCTTGACATTAAACCACCAGACATTTCATTAGCCATTGAAACATCTTCTATCATTTCATCCACAATAGGTTCTTCCATAGCAGTAGAATTACGACTGTCAAACTGTGTCCTTTTTAGTTTTCGTGTTGCTGTTTGAACCATAGCATCGCTTATTCTTTCTGGATCATCTCTTTCAACACCCATATCATATTCTATGTTCTGCATATCTCCTATTAAAGCAATCATTTCCATAAGTATGGGCATTAACATTATACTTACATCAATCGTATGCAACCCCTCCATAACACTGTGCATTTGTATAATATTTACAAGCGAGGTTACAGGCACTCCCATTTCTAAAACGTCTGCCACCTGTTCACTGAACTCTTCAGTAGACATTCGTTGTACATAAAATTCTATTGCCTCGTCTACCGTAGTATAACGAGGTGGATTTTTTAGTGCGCTTGCTCCTACTTCCTTCGTAAGACTACTGCCGGGAATAGGCGCATCATAGATTGCTTCTGGCATTCTTTATTTCCTCTCGTCCTTCACGTAGCATAGCAAACATATCGTATAAGTATTGCATGGTATCATCGTCTTTCTCACGAACAGGCTGTTTAAAAAATCCATTATTTTTAGTTGTTTCTACAGGCTGTCTATTTTTTAACTCTTCTTGAAATTTTATATACAAAGTTTTCGCTGGATTTACATTCATTTAATTTTTCCTTTAAAGGTTAAAATGGAAATCTTTCAATCAGTGCACCACCAAGTGTACCAATTAATCCACCTACAGCTTGACCTGCTCCTGTCGCCGCTTGTTCAGCAGCAATATCCCTACGAGCTTCCACCGTAAGCTCCGCAATAGCAAGATCAGCATTTCTATCTAGTTCACTTTCTGCAGCATCAACAGCAAATTCAATTACATCAGAATAGTACTGCCATAGATTATTATAGGCAGTATTAGATATATCTAAAATTGCTTTTGCGTTAAGCTCATTAGCACGATTAGTTTGTGCTGTTGCTGCAGTAGAAATTTGTCTACGCCATGCAGCGTTTGACTGATCAATTACTAATCTGTTTTTAGCATTAAACTGATCTCTTTGATTATTTAGTTCTTGGTTAAATCTATTAACTACATTAATCTGTCCTGCATTAAACTGCGCTTGAGCATTTGACTGAGCCGTATTAAACTGGGCAGTTTGAGTCTGAAGCTGTGCAAAGAACTGATCCGTTTGATTTTGACTTGTAGCATTAAACTGCCTCGCCGCATTCTCTGCTGCTTGATCAGTAAATAATGACTGCACACGTTGCTGCGTCTTAAACAAAGATGTTTGCTGCTGATTGCTAGCGTTAGCTAAATCCGCCTGTAAAAAGTTTTGTGCATTTTGTACAGCAGCTTGCTGACGATTGTTCAGATTAGCTTGATCTAGATTAGCAAGCGCAGATGCTTCAGCAAGAGTTACAGCTTGGCGGTTACTTAGATTAGCTAAATTTACCGTCTGTACGTTACGAGAATTTTCTAATGCAATCTGTTGTTCAGCCGTAAAGTTTTGATTTGCAATGTCTCCTATACGTGCGGAGTTCTGTACACGGCTTTGAAAGCGTTGGTCAAATTCCTGTCCGATAAATGCTGCTCGTTGCTGTGCAGCCAGCATAGCACGTTGCTGTCTATTACTGAGATTATTTAATTCAAACTGACTAATGATTGAGGCATCTGCTTGTGCAATGGGCAGTGCAGCTTCCAGTGTAGCTTGTACAATTGCCTGTCCAGCAATGCTGGAAGCACCCAGACCCCTCTGTGCCATGCGCTGTGTAGCAGCACGAACTGCTCCGCTTGCCCATGCTGGAGGATTAGCCGCATCAAAAGAAGTAAACAGTTGTTCAAACTGCCCCTGCACAGTAGCTTGTGTGCTAGGCTGTGCGGTAGCTGCTTGAATTTGTTCAGAGAATGTAGATGCTGTCTGTGCATTTGCAGCTTCACTTACAAGTTCACCATCTTGAATTTGTCGTTGTACAGGATTAACAAGTACAGATGCTGCACCCTGCGCTGCTTGCAATCCAGATACCGCACTAGAATCTTGCTGTGCTGCTGCAATTTGTGCAGGAGTTTGTACTTGTGCTGCTTGTAGATCAGCTACAGTTGTTGCTACTTGAGGAGCAGCCTGTTGAGTAACTATCTGTGCAGCAGGAGATACAGGTACAGCAGATGCAAGTGTTGTTCCACTAATTGCAGCTTCCGCTCCTACATCACCAGTAACTTGTCCTGTAGTTGTAGGTATAAGTTGCTCTTGTGTAAGCTGTGACGCTACAGGAGTAACTGCAGCACCTATAGGAACTGTGGGCTGTAGTTGCCTACGTATAGATTCATCTGTAATATTTTGTTCAGTATCAAAAGGACCAGTGCCAACTGGTGTAGTTTGTGGCGTAGTAACGGGAACAACACCACCAACTTGATAGTTTTTTGGTGAACGTGCTTTGTTAATCATATCGCTAATAGTTCTAGAAACATTTGTTGCTGCAGCACGTGTTTCTTCATTGTCGGGGCCGGGAATTAAAAGGTAATCCCCTTTATCCATTGCTACTTTGAAAGGATCATCCGGCCTATATAACTTTCCATCATCGTCCATACGAATTGTTGGAACTAAAACTTCTCCTCTTAATTCTTCACTGTAAAAACTTTCTGTTCTAACCGTTTCATTAGCGAGTGTAGTAGGAGTAGATGGGTCCAATGCTCTTGCTAACCACGCAGGAGTTTTTGCTTCTGTAGCACGGCGTCTAGCTTCAGGGATATCTGTAGCTAATTCTCTATCTGATATAATTCCTCCTGCTTGATATCTACGAACAGGAATCATTCCTCCTGCAGCAGCAGCCATCTGTTTTGCTTGGTCTTTGTACTGAGCCATAAGATCACGTGCAGTTTCATTTTCCGGCTTCTCTAAGTACTTAGCAAATTCTCTCATGTCACTTGGGCCTGTATAACCAACAGCCCTTGCTAGTTTTTCCTGCCCTGCTTTTGTAAAGTGGAGTGCTCTTTTTGTCATTCTTCAAATTTCCTCTGATTAAGCGCACGGTCCAGCTTATCTTCTAACCTATGCAAAGCTTCTAATACTCTATCAATTGATCCACTAAGTTCTTTTCTTGTAGCATATTCTTCTCGTGTCTTAGACAATAAAATATCCAGTCTCTTTACTTCTGAGTGTAATGCTCTAAAAATTAATATTGCTGGAGCAATAACTAAAGTTAGTACAGCATTCCATAAAAACATTGAATCAATTTCCATAGCGCATTAATCTCCGTTAGTTTTACCTGCGTCTTTTATTTGTTCTTTTAACTCTTCAACAACTTCGTGACGGGGTTTTTTTCTATTAGCACGA